ATTGAACTTAATTGTGTAGTCATGATTTTTAAATCCTCTCTTTCAATTCTTGAATTTCTTCTTTTAACTTTTTAATCACCGGCAATAATGCAACAGCCAGGCGGTCGTATTGGATACCTTCCACTTGGCCTTCTTCGCCATAGGTTACTAACTTGTTTAAACCGGCCCGGTCTAACTCGTCTGCAATCAAACCATAGTAATAACCGGGCTTTTTATTTTTAGCCGGATCGTTCTTGTAACGCTTAACCTCTGCCTTGTCCAGCCAAACTTTAGGCGTTAGGTTGATTAACTTGTCGCCATAGTCCGCAAATTCATTAGCCGGCTGAATGTCTGTCTTGTATTTAGCGGCAGAAGTTGATCTAATCAGTGCCCCGTCCGCGGCAACATAAACGTTGGCCCCGGCTGAAGTAGTCTTAATATAGGTCGGGTACATGTGGATATAGTCGGCTTGGAAGGCAATACGTGCATTGCCGCCATTCGCTTCGAAGTTGATCCAGTCCCTTGCAGTAACGTTGAAATTGGCTGCATGAACAGAAACCGAATTGCCACGACTATCATGGTTAGCTGGAATGAACATCCAAGCGCCGGAGTGGTTGTAATATTCGCCTGTCCCTACTGAAATTGTAGGTTGCGCGTCCAGTCCAGAAGGGTAAGAACTGTTGATTGGATATCTCGGACCAGCTGATAAATACAGTGTGGAGTTTGAATACAAATAACTTGCGTAATTAACATCATCGGACAATCCCAGACCTGAGCCTGCACGAAAACCTAATGGTCCGTAAGTGTTAGTTAATAAACTATCTGCGTCACATGAACCGCTGTAAATAGTAACGCCGTCACGGCCAGTAATTCGTAACCCGTCTTTTGAGGCACTAAAGATGTCAGCATCACGGCTAATGCTCCCGTAAACCTTGCTACTGTCGCTAGACCAGTAAGGTAACTTAGAGAATTGAACATTACCATTTTTGAAGGTTACCCCTTGACCGCTGGAGTCAGCATTGGTTAAGCTGTCGTCTTTAATCCAGGTCCCGTTTGGGTTGCTACTCGTGTAATTGTGGAATCCATCCTTATTAATCCATAAATCCGAGGTTGAATTAGCTTTGTAATGGAAACCGTTATTGTCAATCCATAAACCACCGCCATTATTAGGCTGAATTTGGAAAAACTTATTATCGAGGTCGATGTTGAACATGCCATCTGTTGAATGTAACGAGCCTTTGGTAAATGCTACCTGGCCATTATCCAAGTTAATAGACAGATTATTACCGTTGATTGTACCGGCAGTAATATTGTTAGCATTTAAGTTAATAACGTTGATCTTGCTTGCATCAATGCTCCCGGCCACTAATTGATCGACCGTAATCCCTGTAGCCTTTAGCTTCTTGGCAAACGCCGCCCCGGTAATGGTTACATCACCATCAAGCATTATCTTTTTACCGGCTATTAGCGCATCGCCACTTGAAGATACATTAATTGCTGACACCACTTGTCCATTAACCAGTGCCGACAAGCTAGCGTTACTTGCCGACTGATTAAGCAATGTAGCGAGCAGCCCGCTCCCGTTTGATTTCTGTACATAATTAGTTATTTGGTTGGCTTTTTGATCAACTTGCGAAATTTCGTTTTCTGCGTCTTCTGGCGCTGGGCTCCAGTCAGTTGCTACGTTGCCTTTTTCAACTTGGTAATGATTAACACTTATGCTATATCCAGTTGGTGCCATATTGAGCCAGAAATAAGGGCTTGGCGATTCCCAACCTAATTGCTCCGAGTTGCCGATTACAAATGTTTCCTTAACCTTATAAGTAGTTTGGCCATCAACTAAGTCTTCTTTACCAATTTTCGCATGTATAAGCCAGTTATGAGTCGTTCTAAAAAGTCCAAGAGTGAAATTATCATCAAAGTCACTTTTTTTCAGCGTACCATTTTTCGATATAGTCAAAGCCCCGGTTACGGTTAGAGTGTCGTTATATGTTAAGCCAAGATTTGATAAGTGTTCTTTCAAAACAACGTGTTGGCAGTCTGGCCAATAGTAACCTGATTCAAGCGTAATGTCATTAATGTTGGCATAAGTAGCATCATCAAAAATAGCTTTAGCCTTTTGGGTGCCCAAAACCAGATTTCGCCCGCCAACCTGCATTTTCTCAACGGTCGTTTTAACCCCGTTGGCCGTTACCTCTACCGTGGCTAACCGCCCTTCAGCATTGCCAACTCTGCCTTTAATCCCGCTAGCGTCTTGTTCGATCTGTGTAAACTTGCTACCGATTGATACGCCAGTAGATAGCTTGGCATTATCCGCATTGGCAATAGTAACCTGGTTGGCGTTCAGTATGCCTGTTTTAATCTGATTGGCGGAAATATCATCAGCTACAACGGCCGCGCTGTATTTAGCTTGTACCCAACTAGAACCGTTCCAGACTTTAGCGCTGGCAACGTTGCCGTTAGCGTCTGGCGTTGCCCATACACTACCCTTAGTTGGGTTAGGCGGTGCATCGTTGCCCATGTAGTAGCCTGTTGCGCCTGTGGCACCTGTGTTGCCTTTAAGTCTGGACCAGGTATATTTGGTATTATCTCCGCTATCGTTTAGCGAGTAATCAGTATAGACCCCTACATATAGTGCGTTATCGAAATAATCTGTATTAAAATCTGTTGACCCGTCCGCTGAATTGGCGTATGCAATATGAACGTAAGGCGTCTTACCGTCTGCCCCGGCCTTGCCTGGCACACCTTGCGGGCCTTGCGGGCCGGTTACGCCGTTCTCGCCGTCTAGCCCGCTAATACAGTAAGGCGTGCTAGTCTTTTGGCTACCATTGGCGTTATTGGTAATATATCTGATCCAGATATACTTACCCTTAACTTTACCGGGCGGGGTATCTGACCAGCTCCCGCCCGTTATTTGCGTATAACTGGTAGATACGTAATATTGCTCTTTATAGTAGTTAATTGCATTGCTGGCCGTGGCCTTAGCTGCATCGGCTGCTGTTTGGGCTTCGCTAATGTCGCTATCTAACTCTGCCTTAGTCTTAGCCGCGTCCGCTTCGATTTGGCTTTTGACACTATCGGAGTAAGCCTTAGCTTCACTTGTAGCCTTTTCAACGTCCGCTTTCGCTTCGCCGTCAACTACTCGCTTTTGCCAGCTTGCATTGCCTGAACTATCGCGTGAATAAGTCCACAACTCGACATTATTACCGTTTTGTTTAAACCACACGTCACCAATTTTGGCGTTCTTTGGTTCACTAGTAAATGAAGGATCATAGACATTGTTACCGGTTGCCGTTTTACGCGTGTTAGCCTGCTCGATAGCGTTTTGCGTTGGCCCGGTCCATGGTGTAACCGTTGAACTTTGGCTGGCTTGACTAGCGCTGATTGTCGATTCTAACCCTCCGTTAAAGGTGAAGGCTAACTGGTTAATTGGCACATTAAACTTGTTACCTTGCGTGTCCGTTAAGGTTACCCAGTCACCAGCTTCAATGCCCGGGTTACCAAACCAGTTAAGGCTATAAGGATAGAAACTGATGTCTTTAATACCAGTCCAAATCGTGCTTAACGCGTCACTAGTCATGACGTTATTAGTTAACTCGATTTGTGATCCGCTAGTTTCTCCGGCTTGTAAAGTGGTCGTCTTGTCCTCTTTCTCACCAGTTTCCGTAGTGGAGGTAGTGGTTACGCTGACTTTAATACCACCGGCCTTGTAAGTAACTTCATTTTTGGTTAGCCCACCCTGCATGTATTCACTAGGATTAATAACATAATCCGGTGTAGCGGTCGTTCTAATCGTTAATTGGCCGTTGCGGTCAAATGCCGCAAAACCAGCGTAAAATTGAGCAATCCAGCCAATAGCCGTTCTTAACGTTTGGCCGGTAATTGCGCTATTAAGTTTAGGCAAGCTAGGCAAGTGGGTTAAGTCTGTCTGGTTAACAGTTACTCCACCTTGATTAGCAATTTCTGCAATCACATCTAGCATTGTGGCCGGGTATGTCAAAGTAGAAGTGTAAGCTCGTTCTAGCTTAACCATTTGGTCCAGTGCCTTAATGGTGGTTAAGCTATTATTTCTATCGCGGTTAACTTCAGAAATGATAAAAACGCCTAAAGGCGTATATTCAAAGGTGCCGTTAACCTTGATCCCAATTTTAGGCTTAACCACTTGACCAGCCGCAAATGCTTCAATGACGCTTGAAAACTCCGCTGAAATGGAATTTTCATAATTTGAGCCAATTCCAAGACTATCACCAGTGAAGGCCCCAGCATCATAACTCAAAGAGTTAATACTAGTTGCCTGGTAGTCTTGACCATCAACATTAATAACAATGTCCAGTGTTCTTTCGCTGGCTTGCCAGGCTTGTTTAACTGCATCACTCTGTTCTAACACTCAATCACCCCTCTTATTGCTCGACCAAGTCAAAACTTAAGTTCTGCCAAACGTAACCATCTAATTCGTCAGACCAAATTAAAGAGGGCACTGTTCGGTCCCCTACATAAAAGGTCTTGGTGGTTAATCCTCCAATTTCTGGATCTAGATACTCAACTTTGAAGAACTCTGATTTAACCGCGCTTAGAATGGCCTTGGCATCACTTAGAGATAAAGCCCCCCACTTAATAGTTAGCTTGCGTTTAGTGGTTAGCCGGTCACGGTGTAATAGCCCATGCGCATCACGTGATGCTTTAGCGTCAATGTCTTGGATAGCCACATCAAAGGACTGCGGGGCCTTAACCCGTGTCCCAGAAATTGTTAAATGATAGTCCATTAATGGTTCTCACCTCTTAAATTCTTAACATGTTCTTTCCGTTGGCTTGGTTAACCTGGTTAATTCCTTTAATAGCTGCTTCGCCCAATTTGGTCGAATCAACTTGGATCGTCACATTAATTGGCTGATTATTGCCGGCTGGTTGACTGCCCATATTGGCCATTTGCAAGCCCTGAACGATTGCGTTAACAATGCTTGAAGTGAAGTCATTATTTGCCTTAATGCCGCTATTAGCCGTGCCAGCAAATGAAATTTGCTGTTCTAATCCTCTAGGCATCGAAACGCCATTTTTAAAGTTCTCGCCCATGAACGCCATTGACTTTTGAATCAATGCAAGGGCTCTAACCTTGTCAGTTAGTGGAATAACCATCTCTGGCTTATTTCCTTCGCCTACAAGATAATAGCCTTCCTTATTGATTAAACCACCGTTTTCAAATCCAAACCCCTTGGAAAAGATCTTGGACAAGCTGGCCATAGACTTGTTAAAGACGTCCCAATTTCCACCGCTTGAGCTGGAAGAACTGGAAGACTTTTTCTTTTCCTTTTTGCCAAACCGTTTCAAGAAATCTGTAGCCCAGCCAAACAGTTTCTTATTCATGATTGACTTTAAGCCATCAAACAGCTTTATAGAGATTGACGCAGTTTCTGAATTGGATCCGACAAATTTAGAAATAATATATTCCACCAGTTTTGAAGGGTGTGTAATGTCCTTTAAAATGTCTTCGAACGTATCCAATACCCCGCCGGCAAAATCTCCGATTGAGCTAGCAATACTGTTAAGCCCGCTAAAATCAAAATTAAAGTCAAAGTCACCAATACCCCCGGCATAGTGTGGAGCATCTCCCAGCAATGTTTTAGTTTGAGCTGCTGGCATAACTTTGGTACCGGCTGGTAAATCCATAAGTAAATTTCTAACTGCTGGAAATAGCCCGGTTTGGCCGTTTGGCAACTGGAACGCTTCTCTGTAGGTGTCGCCTTCCTGGTCGTTAACCAGTGCAAGCCCGCCAGGGTGTCCGCCAGTACCATTTTCGTAATGGTATGACCAGTCAAAGGACCAGTTAAAGCCAGATTGGCCAACTTTACCAAGTGCCCAGTTAATACCTTGGCCAACCTTTTGAATTACGGTTTGAATTGGTTTAATGATCTTATTTGCAAGCTTGCTAACCGTTGACGTTACGGCATTCCAGCCGCCACTAATCGCCTTGGCAATCTTGCCACCTAATGAACCAGCACTCTTAACTAATGAGCTAAAAGCCCTAGTTAATGTGGTTTTTACGCTATTCCACTTCTTAGACCAAGAAGAAGAGAAACCCGGCCACCACTTGGCCAAACTGGTTGTAAAGTGGTTCCAGGTTTTGCCTGATTCTGTTTTAAGATTGTCCCAAACGCCGCCTTTACCGGTTACATGCTTTTTAACACTGTTCCAGTGTTTCTTCCAGTCCGGGTTAAACGTCTTCCACCAAGTGGATAATGAACTGGTGAATTTATTCCAGGTCTTGCCTGATTGCGTCTTTAAGTGTTCCCAGACACCGTTTTTACCGGTTACGTGTGTTTTAACGTTGTTCCAGTATTTCTTCCAGTCGGGGCTAAATTTACCCCACCATTTAGACAATGAACTGGTGAATTCCGTCCAGGTCTTGCCGGCTTGAGTTTTAAGGTGTGTCCAGACACCGTTTTTGCCAACTACACCATCTTTAATGCTTGACCAGTGCTTACTCCAGCTTTTGCTAAAGGATTTTTTGAAGTCTCCCCAGCCTTTGGTAACGTCGGCCCACTTTTTGCCGAACCACTTTCCTAAGCCGCCGAAGTATTTGGTGATATTACCCCAAATGCCGTTGCACCATTCTCTAAATGGTTTGTTGGTTGCGTAAAGGGTCGCGAAAATAGCCACCAGCGCGGCAATAGCTGCAATCACCGCGCCTATTGGATTAGCCGCCATAACCACCCAAAGGGCTTTTAAGCCAGTCCCTAACAGTTGAACAAATCCAATTAATTTAGACCAGCCTAATTTAATTAAGTCGCCCATGTAACCGGCTAACAATTTGACATTAGACCAGCCCAATTTTGCCAATTCTGCCAGCTTGCCAACGCCAGCTTTTAAACCGTCCCAGGCCAAACCTGCAATAGTCTTGAGGTAACCACCAGCGGCTTTTATCTTTTCCCAGCCTAAACCGGCAATAGTTTTAAGATAACCACCGCCAACTTTTACCTTGTCCCAGCCAATACCCGCAATAGTCTTGAGGTATCCACCAGCTGTCTTGATCTTGCCCCAGGAAATAGAGACTAGATCTTTGGAGTAAGAATAAATGGTTTTAATGTTCGTCCCAATCTCCTTGATCTTGGTAATACCAATACCATCTAGCAGGTCTTTAAACACTGTTTTCTTGGTCCAAAGCTCTTTGGCAATGCCTAGCAAGGATCCAAACTTCGATGTAGCACTCTCGATTGCACTAACTGACACTTTAAACGTAAACCAAGTAATTAGGACCTTAGCAACGTTTGTAATAAGTTTCTGGTGCTTACTTGCCCAACTTGACAAGCCATTTAAGGCGCTTGTAAGAAGTTTCAAACCTTCAATAACCGCTTTACCAGTCCATTTAGCTATTGGCTTTAAGAACGATTCCCAGGCCCATTTTAAGGCTGGTTTAGCCGCATCAATGACGGTATGCACCAACTTCAAAGCGGCTGCCAGCGCTTTAATAAAGTTTGGCGCTAATTGCGTGATCGTCCATTTTGACAAAGGCAAAAGAACGTTCTTGTAACCCCATTCAATACCGCTCCAAATGTCCTTATTAATTGATCTTACGGCTTTTAAGAGAACATCAATAGACTTTAAAAGTGGGCCAAAGTCGATGCTCTTAGCCCATTTGGCGGTTGCCGCTGACATCTTATCAAGGCTTGCCAAAGTGTCGTTAATAATGTTTAGGACGTCTTTAAAGATCTTGGTGCCAGTACCGCCAGACTTCCAGGCTTTATCAAATTCGCCTGCAAGATTTCCAACAGTCTTGTTTAAATTTGTAGCGATAGAGATTAAGTGAGAGAAAATCGAAACTCCCACGCCGGAATTGAAGGCCTTTCTGAACGAGTTGCCAATGTCGTTGCATAGATTTAAAACTTTGTTTAAGGCATTGAAATAAGATTGAATAAGCTTAGTTCCGGCCCCGTTATCAGTCCATGCCTTTCTAAACGCTCTAGCAATGTCACCGACAATGTTAAGCATTGTCTGCAATAGCTTTAGTAAGTTTCGAACTGTTGTTTCGCCAGTACCATTAGTCCAAACAGATTTAAAGGACCGGCCCACGGCTTCCACTGCCTTTTGGAGTTGCTCCCAGGCGTATTTTGCTGCCTTAATGGTCTTGGCGCCTTCCTTATCCCAGGCCTCTTGCATAGGCTTAAACAATTCGCCTAAAAGCTTCTTTAAGTCTTTGGCCGCTTTAAAAGCCCCACCGTTTTCGTCAATTGGCTTGCTGAAGTCTAATAAGTTGGCACCATTGCCACCCGAACCGGTCCCAGTGTCGCCCGTATCGCTGCCAACACTAGGCACCGTCTGTGTAGGCTGTGGAGTAAATGTCTTTTTGGCTTGCTTGTCATAACCGCCATCATCGATAGAATTGTCCTTGTCTAGAACGTTAATCTCATCAAACCCCATTAAGGAATTCTTGAGATCTTCCGCGGCCTTTTTTTGCTTTTCGTAAGATTCCTTGGCCCTGTTATTAGCTTCTTCGATCTTTTTGTTTTCTTGCTGTACAGCCAAACGCCCGGCTTTATTGGCTGCTTGAATTTTTGCGTTTGACTCTCTAACGGCCTTAGCCTGTTCTTCTTGCTGTTTCTTAACCGCTGAAGTTGCTGACTTGGAGGCGCTGGAAGTGTCTTTCATTGCCTGGATTTGGTTATACAAGCCTTTAGCGCCGGCCTGGTTAGCTTTAACACTAGTACCAGTTAACGCCGCAACAAAATTAGCAATCCACGCCGTGGCCTGGCTTAAAGCTGACATCAAGGCATTTAAGGCCGGTAAAACCGTCTTATAAATAGGGTAAAAGGCGGTTAATAGGTTAACCTGAATTTGGTTAAGTGATGCCGAGAATTGCGTATTAGCCTTTAGAGCGCTAAAGAACGCTGACCCCAGGGCCATAATCGCCTTGTTTAAAAGCTGGTAAACAAGAATCTGCATCGCCAGCATTCGCCCAATCGAAACAAGGTTAAGTCCTGACCGGTAGCCCCGGTTAAAGCCATTGCGCGCACGGTTGCCGGCCTGTTCTGCACTATTGCCGAATAAATTGAAGTGGCTTCTTAACCCGCTTAGCATGTTTCTAAGCCCGGCGAATCTGGATCCTAGCCCGGCATTCTTGCGCCCGGCCTTGTCTGCCGCTTCGCCGTTTTCGTTCAAAGACAAGTCAAGGTTATCAATAACTTTCTTATAGGCCTCTGCCTTATCTTCGGTGTAGGCGTACTGTTTGCCCAACTTGTCCTGTTTGACAATCAACCGCTCTAAGGCGTCATTCTGTCGGTCGTAAGCTTGCTGGAATTTCGCAATCTGATTAGGATCATACGTGTATTCCATCTTTTCTTTAAGACTGGCCATTAACTGCTTTTGGTTGTTAATAGCCGCTTCGTTGCGGTCCATAGCCCCGGCTATTTGGTCAAGGCTAGCAGGAATCTTATTAAATTCCTCTCGCATATTTTGCGCTAAATTTTTGGCCTGGTTTAAATAGCGCGTCATCTTAACCCGTTGCTGGTCAATTTGTGCATCAAGTTTTGGTAAACTTTCCGGGTCCGTCTTAATAACGTCCGTCCGCATACTCATTAACTTCTGTAGTTTTGCCTGTTCTCGCCGGGCTTGTTCCATTTTTTGGTTAATGGTGTCCACTTGCTTGAGAACATCACGGGTGGCCTTGTTTAAGTCGCTGGTATCAACTTCAGGCGCTTTAATCTTGGTATCTTCTACCTTTTTAGCCGACTGCTTTAACTTGTCAAAAGTGTGGTCAAAATTGTTATTTGCTAACTTACTTTTTAACGTTTGAAATGCTTCGGAAATACGGCTAAAAGCGCCGTGTTCTGAATTGGCCGCGTCATTTACTTGGCTAGCTTCATTTCTTTTCGCATTAACGATGTCATTAGAATCTTGCTTAACCTTTTGCGCGTTTTGGTTGCTGGCATTGGCCATTTGGTTAAGAGAATTCTGAACATTACTAGAAATTTGCCCAAAATTGTTTTGAAAAAGGTTGGCCAATTCTTGTGTCTTTTGAATGACGTCTGAATAATTGGCCTTGAATAATACCTCTAATTGCTCTAACTCCACGCTAGCTAACCTCCTTTCTTTTATTGATTTTGTCTAGACCGTTTAATCATTTCTGCTTGTTGCATTAAAATTAGCTGGTCTTTCTTCCATTCTGGCATTTCCTCCGCCTGGTCTTGATCCTGGTTAACAAATGGATATGCTTCTTCCACTCTTGGCATTTTGCCCGGGTCATTAAAAGCATAGGCAATTAAGCTTGCTAATTGGTGATCCATGTAAGCCCTGGCCGTTAACTGTTCTTTTTCATGTTGAACATTGGCTTCAGTCTGAACCATGACTTCTTCAAAAGTTAAGTCCCAAAATTCAGCCGCTGGAATACCACTTTCAACAGCCTTTGGATAGATAGCCCAAAGCAATTCGCTAACAGTGGAATAGCTTATTCCTCGTTGTCCACTAGGCTTAGGCCGGTTTGTGCCAATTCTGTAGCAGTCTTCGAATCGTCCTTCTGCTTCCCGAAAAAACCAGAATCAGCAAGCAAATCATTTACCGCCGTATAAAGGTCTGTGGTAGTACCGCCGTTATCAATGTAATCTTCAAAGGCGCTAATAATGTCTTCATCACTAACCCCGTGGGTCTTGTTTGAGCCTTGCAAGACTACCAGAATTTCATTAATTGGTGGGAATTGAACCTGGCCTTCAGGCCCGATGAATAAAGTCAAAATTGACTTCTTCAGCCGCTTTTCAACTTGTAAAATTGCCCGGCCGTCTAACTTGCATTCAAGCGTTAACTTACCCAACTTAATTTCCTTAGTGCCCTTAACCATGTAATTTTCTCCTTCTAAAAAAAATCTAAACTAAAAGGCGCTAGAGAATCGAACCCTAACGCCTTAACTATTTACTTGTAACTTATTATGAACCAGATACGGCCGTACCTGCTGGAGTGAAGTTAGGACCATCACTAACAGTAATAGTGATAGTGAACCCAACAGCCGCGTTGGTTGAAAGTGAATCCATCGCCAACGTTGCCCGGCCTTCAAATTGTGCGGTCATACCGTCTGGATAGGTTACCTTAAATTGGTAAGTTACATTGTTATCACAGATTGCTTGCGCCTTCTTAAAGTTGTCGCCCTTGTAAACGCATTGGAAAGCCAGTGAAGAACTCTGCTTAATACCTGGAATTTGCTTTTGCCGGGTATCTGCCAGCGTGGTTACATCAATAGTTTGTGGAGTACCGCCGACAGCTGGAATGGTCTTAACGTCCGTGATATCAGTCCACGCTTTGCCATCTTGAGAATATGATAGCTTGGTACCAGTACCGGCCAAACCATCGCTAGCGTCAACGCCTGCAAATTGTTGCAACTTAAATTCTTGCATCTTGTAATATCCTTCCTATTTTTGGTAAACGTGCTTTAGCTGGTTATCCACCACCCCGTAAAAGGTGATAGCCACCCGCGAAACGCCGTTTAAATCTTGGTCAACTGCCGAATAGGTAAAGCCCATTTGGCTAAAAGTATCAATAATTTGATCTTCGATTTCTTGCGGTGATCCTTCACAAAATAGATCAATCGTAAAGGACCAGCTAGTTAATAATTCTTCTTGGTCCGCATTTCGCTGAACCGTGACATGTGAAGTTGAATAAACTGCTACCGGGTATGTAGTTAGTTCTTCAGGATAGCGAGGAAAAACGTTTCCTTGAAGCTCTGGAATGCTATCTAACGTTTGATAAACCAGAGTTTTAACATCAAAGATTTTCATTTAACCCCTCCTTAACTCTTTTAGAAATGATTTCGTCTGCGTCACGTCCGGCCTTTTCGATCGCTGGCGTTAAGAATTGACGGGCTGGCTGGCCGTTTGTCCGATAGAACTCTTTATCATGGATCTTGATTTTCTGCATACCGTAAATAGCGGTTAAATCAAGATCCACTTTATCAACTGGTATAAACCAGGTTGTTTGCCTATAGGTCAAAGTTACATTTGGCGGGGTGATTTTTGGCGACTTTTCACCATTGCGCCCGGTCCCAAATTCACGGTAAACGGCTATAGGGTCATTAGACCATAACCGTCCAACAATTTCGCCGGTTGATTTTAGTTTAACTTCAGTTCTCAAAGATCTAGTTAATTCACCGGTGGAATACTTAATAGACTTTTGGAGTTCTTCAACCGCGTAGGCTTCCGCCTGGTCCATTACGTCTTCTTCGCCGTCGTGGATTGCCTTTTCCGTGACACCAGGCAACTTTTTCAGCTTTTCCTGAAGTCGGTCAAGACCCTTGATTTCAAAGGAAAACTGCATCACTTATTCCTTCTTTTCAGAGAAATATTCTTGTGAGTTGAATATTCTTGTATTGCTACGATTTCATAGTCCGGATCAGCTTCCGGATCAGCATCAACACAGAGCCCATCGCCTTCATTCTCCGCCGATTTTAGCAAGTTGCCCTGGTACTTACCTGACAGCATGTAATTCAAGCTCTCACCGTAAATTTGAGCGTTAATGCTGCCTCCAGCCGGTTGAAGGTTGATAAGCAATGGAACAGCTTTAGACCAGCCCTTTAATGCATATCCTTGTTTGTCTTTGCCAGATTGCTTGCGTCTTAAATAAACCAGACGTAAATTTTTATTTACCAGTCTCAAAACGGCACCACCTTTGCGAGTCGATAGCGCTTTAAGCCTTGCTTGATCTCAGTAGGAATGCCAACTTCAAAGTCAGCTTTGATCCCACCTTCTGTTCTGGAACTTTCCCCTTCTGCCCCCTGACGATTAAAAGCAATCACCGTTAATTGCTTAACGTATGTTGCCATATTACCGATTAATGCAGTTCGATTAGTGTAGTCAAGGACCTTAGCCAGTGATTCGTCATACAACTCTCCGACTAATTCGGCATCGTCAGTATTCAGTCGTTTTAGTAGCCTCGCGACTTCCTTCTCTTTTATTTCGTCCATTACTACATCTCCTCTAATTAGCCTAAAACAGTAGCCTGGAATACTTCATCTACTGCCGCAAAGCTTGGCAGGAAAGTAGCAGAAGCCATTTCCCAAGTGCCCACAGGGTCTTGAGTTGATTCATAAATCTTAGTAAAGACTTGGTTGTCTTGAGAAATCTTAGCGCCAGAAGCAATCAAGTGACTTTCGTCTGGAGTAGGGCCGTAAAGCTTTTCACCGAGCAAGTCATCATTCATCAATACAATAGAGTTTTCTGGGAAGTAGCGCTTCACGTTGTACTTACCCTTAGAAACCTTTTCGCGGTAGGTGCCGTCATAAGCACGAATTACTGGCAAGCCTTGTTGGATCATGAATGCATCAAAGTCGGCTTGACCTAATACTCTCCCCGTGTTGTTATCACCGTATACGGCAGCAATAACCTTCTTATTCCGCATGATAGTTCTCAAAATCTTTTTAGAAGTCAATGCTCTAGTTGGGGCAATGCTCAAGGAGTCAGACCAGTCTTGCAAATTGGTGAGGATATCTGCATCTGCACCGTCCCAGGTATTGCCACCTGAAAGAGCCTTTTGGTGAGCACTTGGCACGCCATAATTAATACTGATCCCATGCTTACGGTCTACAATCTTACCAGTTGCCAGCATTTGCATGGTCATTTCTTCACCACGGGCACGAACGCTTTGAACCAGGTTAGCCAAGTCATTGTAAATTTGACTAACTACATAGTTTTGCTCAGCATCACTACGTGGATTAGCCAAAGCAATCAAATCTGCTTCCTTAATTTGAGTCTTTCGCTTAATGTAGCTCAGTTCAGCAGTTGCTTTTTGTGCTTCGCGGTCGCCAATTTCTGCTTCAGTATCAAAGGAAGCATAGTCAGCGATAACTGGAGTGCGGTCACCTTCAAGCAGCATATCAACCGTGAGTGATTGCACGCGCTTTGCTGGGAACAAAGTATCGCCCAACAATTCAGGAAAATCGCGCTTGCGAGTGTAGTCTAAAACAGATTGTTGAGAAAACAACTCAGTCAATGGAGTTGCAAACATTTGTAAATCGAACTTAAACATATTTACTCCCTTCATTAATGACCAGAATCTGAAACGATTGGGGTGCTAAGGTCCTTAAAGTGAATGGTAGTCATTGCCTTAATGGCTTCTGCACTAGGCGTTACTGGCATTTGGTCAGACAACAGCCAACCTTCCCGAATTACGCCTACTAGCTGAGCACCATCGTTAACGTAAACGTCGTTAATCGTTACACCGATTGCTTTAGCGTCGTTCGTTGGGTAAACAGTCCCTGCTGGAACATACTTCTTACCTTCGTCGTCAGTTTGAACATTGTAGTTAGTAGCGTCAATTGCTTCGGGGAATGCTACAAACTTTTCCGATGCCAAAAAATTAATCTGCTCGGAATTCATTCTTTTCACGTACATAAACCATGTACTCCTTTCTCACTATGACCAAAAATCAGATTTCTTATTTGCTTTGGTGCGTTCATTAGCTCTATCCGCTAACCGTGCCCCTACCGTGGAAGCAGCACCACTTGAAGCACCACCAGGCGCACCAAATGACTTAGCCAACTTAATTTGGACCTGATCATCCACTGCCTTTTTAAACGCTTTAGACACTTTCTCATATTGATCTTCAAGCGAGTCGGTATCATCAAGTTTGAACACATCGACAAGTGAAGCTTGAAGGCCGTCGGATGCTAAGCGATTAGCCACATTGGCACGATTTTCTCTAATGGTCACATCTGCCAGGCGCTTGTCCAACTCTTTTTGCTTTTGATTGTAATCAAACTCTTTCTTTTCGGAGTCTGACATATCATCATAGGCTTTTTGCTGGTTCTGCTCTTGCTCCCATTTGGCCCTTGCTTTGGTTAGTGCCTTTTCATAGCGCTTGTCAAAGTTAGAGTCAAACCATGAATTGAATTCTTTCTCAGTTTGGAATACTTTGAAAAGCTTACCTTCTGTTGTCTGCTCATTAGAAGATGGTTCAGCGACATTGCTAGGTGATGTGCCTTCATTATCTTCTGCTGCAAAGAATTGCAAATTGAATCTAAATTGGTTGTTCTTAATCATTTTTCGTCCTTCTGTTTAAAACCCACGCACATAGTCGTTTTAAAGCATAGAAAAACAGAGCTCATACACGGCTATCGCCTCATACACGCTCTGTTTTATATTATTGCTTTAACTATCCACGTACGAAAATGCATTGGATACGAGCCTTTTAATGACTTGCTCAGGTCAAAGCTTCAAAATTATTTTAATTAGCAGCACAATCACAAGAATTAAGATGAAATCAATTAAACATCCGCATCCCATATAGTTGTCCATACGCGCTCCTTACTTAAAATTAGTGTAAACAAAAAGCGATCAGTTTTACGCTAATCGCTTTTCTAGATGTTGAAAAATTATTTTCTTCCAGATTTCTTTTTCTTTATTCTTTCGTCAATAGCTTTCAGAACACGTTCTGTTTGCTTTTCGTCTTCTTCAGTAACTTGACTATAATCAAATTCAACACCATTAGTTGGTGCTTCCCGCCACCGCCGATCAGAATACGGCTTTTTATTTTGGCTCATTTAATTCCCTCCACTTCATCTGTATAATTCCATCGGAATCTTCCCATACACTTTCGATTTTAAATCGTGTGTTTCTGCCAAATAAAACTTCTTGTTCTTGATTATTATACAGCGAAATGTCATGGCCGCTTACTGAATTTCTTATTTCAACATGAATTTGTTCAGTTCCTTCGCCGTAATGTTCCTTAGAAGTAGAAATATAGCTTTGGTCTTTAAAAATACTGCCTTGCTTGTGTTCTTTTAAAAACTCTTTTACACCTTCATCTGTCATGAAATAGTCCCTTTGCAGTGGCCGAGTAGATGTATATGTTGGCAGCTTACTTAGAGCGGAATCAAGATCCTTAACCATTTCTTTATATGAATCTGACAGGCCATTAATTCCATGACTCCTTAGTTCATTATTCAATCTATAAGAATCTGAACTAAGATAACGATTCAAAGCATATTGCTCTGCATCAGTTAGTTTTGGAACCATAACGGCAACTGACCGACAAAAGGGATGCATTGGCGGAAAATTTTTGCCTGTCTGTGCTTTTACCACTTCTAATACTTTTGCATTTAAAGACCGGCATATTTTGCTGGTGCGGTTGTCCAGAACTGCCACATAGCGATAATACTTTACACCTCTGGCTTTCCATCGGTCTATCTTGGCTTGGTTAGCCAAGTGTGCAGCTTCTGTTCGAATCAATCTCTTAGAATTAAATATTGATGTTTGAAACTCATCAGCTATCTTATTTGCTAAATCCGTTTCGCTCATTCCGGCTATTTCCTTGGCAGTAAAGAGTTCTCCTAAATGATTTGCCAATTGATCAGTATTATTCCAAATACGTTGAGAATAGTTACGGCCACTCCACTTGCGATTGGCTACTTTCTCAACATAATCTGCTGGAATTTCTTTTACTTCTTTAATTGGCTGGTCCTTTTGTACCTTAACGTCAGTGACTTTTTCACCTTTCGAATTGTTCAAAGAGAGTTCGAATTCTTCACTAACGCTTTTGCCATTATTTGGCAGTTCAAACTCTTTACCAGTTTGATAAGCTATGCCTTCTTTGTCTGCCTGTTTCCAAGCTTGTTTAACTACTTCAGAATAGAGCTTTAAATTTTCTGCTTTTTCAGTAGCCCCAGCTGCTTTAGCAGAAATATATGCTTTAAATTTCCACTCATCCAGCCGAGTTATCCGGTTCTTTGCTGCAAGTTGACTAAGATAATCGCGTATAGCTTTCTTGCTTTCTCTGTCTTGAACAGTACTCGCTAATGACTTCAAAGCTACCATTTCCGAAGCCGAAATGGTGGAATTCAAAATTTTATTTGCGTCATCTTCACTAACCTGGCCATTAAAATAGCGCCGGTATATTTGATCAGCTTGATCCATCAAATATATCTGCGCTTCTAGGTAGGCATTATTTATTTTTTTGAGATGCTCAGTTGTTTCGTCATAAGCTTGCTGCTCATATTCCAAAGCTCTTAACGTCCAGTAGTCATCAATTTTATTCTTGCTCATAATCGAACTCTAAATTATCTGGATATTGGCCAGCTAGCACTTCCACTGAACGGTGAAAAGCTCTGCACAGAACTAGATTATTTTCTGTACGCAATGGAATAGTAATCCTGTCAACCTGGCCGTCTTGTCGCTCTTCAGCATCATTGCAGTTATAGAGGGTATGTTGCCAGAGCATTGAAAAAGCGGCACATACAATGTCTTGGCCTTTAGGGGCTTGCATTGCGTGTCCGCTTGCTTGAAGAACAACTTTGTTCTTACTCTTCTTCATTTTTACTTTGATCATTTTCGGCTGCTCCGTCTCCTTGTCCCTCAATATAATCAGGATTTCCTTGCAACATTGCACTTTGTTGGCGCTTAATGCTTTCAAAGTTCTGCTGGTTCATCAATTCAATCACTTCTTTAGGATCGTCGATGTCAGGCAGCCAGCTGTAAGTGATTTCTCGCGGAATGTGAGAATCCGCTTGGACAATGTTCTGCACTGTCTCAGACAGGTTGGCTGGAATATTAGGTGTGATTTTAATATCACATCCAGAAGCATCACACTGTGAAGCACCAAAATTTAGAATTGATTGCATGAGATCTAGCCGTTTCCGCAAGCCTTCCACAAAATAGCGGGACTTGGTAGCTAATAAATTAAGCAGCCCAAACAGTTTGTACTTCATCGCCTCACCAGACGTGTTGCCCATAAACTTTTCGTCATTCATGTTAGGAACAAAACTGGTTTTGTGAATGTCATCTTCAATTGACTTTGAAAGAAGCTCAAGCTGGCTCTCGTCCAGTGTCTTGGTCAGCCATTCTGCACTAGCCCCTTCATCTTTGCTTGGTGCGTTATTGATAAAGCCGTTCTTAATCTGAGCAGTATCTTCTTCGTCAACACCAAAGCCATAAAAAATCAGCAGTGCATCAACGAATGATTCTTTGTCAACCACCCGGTCTGACTGGATGGTGTTATAAGCATCGATCAGGGAAATTTCTTGTTCAAAGTCGCCCTGGCGCTCTTCGTTATTTCGATACTCGATTACAGGAACATTACCAAAGTAATTGGGCTGCACTGTTTTTACGCTGGCAGCATCTACATGCTTGCTCATTCTGGTCCGGTAGGTAATAGTTTGAGTCTTGGTATAAACGACCACTAGCCAGCCATTAGGTGAACCTGCTAAATTATGCTTTTCCTGTGCATAAATCGCAAAAAGCGGCTTGTGTTCAACCGTGTCATCAGTAACCATAATGACGCCACGAGGATCAATACATTCTGCTTTAATTTGAATCAGGCGCGGCTGGCCTTCGCTTTCTACGTCTTCTGTACTTTCAGCCTTTTGTTCCAGATAAAGCACTTCGTAACCAACACCGAAAACAGATAGATCTTTTTCAAGTTCCGTGTCGTGCTTTTGAATTCCCATTCCGTCCATTTCTTCAAGAATTGGATCGATACTTTTTCCTTTAGCTGCAACATACTTGATCGGATTGCCAGTCATGAAACCCACATTCATGTCAGTAATGTACTTTGCATGATTAACCATAACTTTAGCATTTTTAGCTTGAGCACTACGCAAAACGCGGTTACCAATAGCCTGTTGGCCATTGTAATAATT